TAAGTCATCTCTTTGGCAATAAGCGGTTTACCTATGGAAATAACATAACCAGCAGTTTTTTCTTTATCAGGTACTGAAATAGCAAGAATACTTGTTTCTTTCTTATTAGAATCTGTGTAGCTTCCAATAACCTGTTGTACTATAAAACTTAGAGGAGGATTTAAATTTATACAATCTTGTGCTATGGTCTTTCTAAAAACACTTTGACGTAGCACGTGTCCTCCTTTAGTATCTGCCAGAGCAACTTCCATTATATCTTTCTCTGTTCTACATACATAAAAAGCTGCTACAATATCACCCTTTGCCCAAGTTACTTTAGAATCTTGAGCAGTAGCACATGCGGGTAGTGTGCTAAGAACAAGGCCAAGGATAAGATACTTTAAAAATCTCATTAGTTTTATTCTTCTTTTTCTCTTCTAGGATCAGAAGGCCAATCATAAAACGCAGCTTTAATTTTTTTGGCACTCATTTCTTCTGTATGAACTGCCATAGCTTCAAGACCTGCGACATCTGTCTTTGCGTCTATGGCAGTTTCCAGAGCCACTGCTTTTGCTCTTAGATCAGAACGCCACTTAGCTATATTAGCAGGAAGTGCTTCATCAGTTTCTATTTTTCTAATATGATACCAGTCTGTTTGAGCAAGAGTACCAGAAAGAACAGCGTTAATATTATCTTTCATAACAATTTTAATATTATCTATATTAAGAGCAGTTTGTGTTCTAGTTACAACTACTCTATCTGCTTCTACAGTAGGAGCATTTTCAGTAGTTTTATAAAACATATTATTAATTGAGTTACCAGTATACACATAAGGTACAATACCTATTGCTTTTCTTTCCTCAACTGTCCAAGCAGAAGAAAAAATAGACTGAGGATACTGTACATCATTAATTGTTATAGACTTGGGACGGTTAATAATCTCTATTAACTGATTACCCATAATTCTTGCCCACATAGTTTATTTTCCTTCCTTAAATTATCTACCATATATAGGTGGTAGAGTACCATTCCCACCTATATCCGCCATGCAAATGTACAGATACGTTGTAGCAGTGTTAATAGTGCTATCGTTTGCTCTTAGTTTAAAGCCATCAGCAAGGATATCTATTGCTGGGTTAACCCCTAGCGAAGTATTCATGGCTTCCTCGGCTATGCGATTATCTGTAAAAACAACGCCGCCGTTAGTCCCACCTGCTGCCGTTGTGCCGTTAAATTTATATCGTGCAGTGTCAATTATTGGTCTCTCTGCATCGGCACTTGTAAGTGTGGTATTAAAAAGCCAAACAAATTTAGGTTTGAATCCCGTGCTAACATAAGCGCCGTCTGCCGAACCATTACCTGTATAGGTGCCCACTTTAAACACGCCAGGCATGTTTTTAAAACAGTAAGCCATGTGTGTTTCGGAATTTTTATTTAGTGCAACACCACTGCCTATTTCAACAAGGTTGGCCCCTGGTATCATGCCGCTTGTGCTTGTACCTACACTAATTGCAATCCGGTAGTGTGGGTAAATATAGTTTTCTGTTCCCAACCCGACGATGTGTATTGTCCAGTCACTATTTGTTGCCGCGCCGCTTCTCCTTTTGACCATTACGAGATCGGGTGTTGCCCCGAGACCATGTGCAAAAGTTGCACCGTCGGTTGCATTTCCCGTGTACTGGACAATAGAAAAATGATTTGTATCTGCTATCAGTCCAGTTGTCGTTAGGCTTGGGGAGCCAGCGGTAATTGACCCCGCTGATGTTGCGCTATTACCAATGAGCCACTGCCATAAAACATAGCTTTCACCAGAGGTGTTGACTTCGTTCATTGTGCCAATCGTGACAGATCGCTGCCCAAATGTTCTTACTGCTTGCGCCTCGGATGTGAGCACATCAGAGCCACCGCTGCCGTGTGCAGTTGCAGCAGTCCCACTGTCATTCTGCGTTGTACTCAAATAGCCGCCTGTTCCAATAACGCGGTCCATCCAAATATTGTCATCGGCAGCGTCGCGATTTTTGATCCATGCCAGTGCGGTAAATTTTGAACCACTCTCTCCAGAGCCAATTGTTTGTTCTGATCCTGTGCCTTCGTAAACGACAGCGTTGAAGTAATCAGCACCTTGAAACTCTGGAGCAGTCGCATTATTACTACCCCAGTCTAAATAACCAGTTGGAGGCGTATGCTCAAAGTCGTCCTGACCAAAATTTACAGATACGTTAGCGGCGCTGCCATCAGAATTACCAACATGAATTCCATATGATCCATCGCTACCTAACGCAGTAAGGACAAACCCACCTGTCCCTGCTAAAACTTGTGAGGCAGTAAGTGTTATGGTTGGATTACGATCCATAGAGTGGAATGTGCCATTCTTACTGACCCAGAATTTATTAGCTTCAACGTCTATTAAGATACCCATTACATCATTAGTCGTATACGCAGGACATTTATTACCAGACGGGGAACTAGAACTTACATAGATATCACCACCTTGTTGACATGCTACAGCACCAGTGGCTGCGAAGCTTGTAGGATTAGTTCCATTGACTGCTACACCTAAATAACTATTTCCTATGGCAGTGACAGTTATTTCTGCGTAACGCTTACCATCAGCAACAAAAGCTGTTGAGCGAATTGAGGCATTTGCTTGTGCGTTAACTCTTGTATTGCCTTCACTTAAAACAACAGTGGCAACATCATTAAGCGGATTCATAGTGGGATAAACCAGACTCGGGGTGTTAGCTCTTTGATTAGCCGATGCCATACTATTGAGAGAAAAGTCATTTCCCAAAGAACTGATGTCATTACCCAGATCAGACGAGTTTGCGTAGTCTAAACAAAAACTGTTACCTCCTGCTGTACTGGCCAAAGCAGCTATATCTGCATTTGCTTTAGGGGTAAATTGTGATCCGTTTGTACCGAAGGTAAAAGAATCTAAAAAGTCTGTTACGGCTACGTCTCCAGCTTGGATTGACTTTCCTATCAACATAGTTGTTTGTGTTTGATAGCCTTTATAAAAAATACCAGTACCCGCGTTGGAGCCAACGACATGCAACGCAGCATTACCCCAACTACTCAAAGCTGCGGTAAATCCTTGATCAAGAACTGTAGCTGCAATGGTTACAGCAACGCCATTTACAAAAAGATTTACCTGCGCAGGACCAACAGTTTCTCCTTGGTCAATACTAAGAAGAATATGATACCACCCTACATCTCGGAATACTCGTGTTGTGCTATAAATAATTGTTTTGACGGTGGTTGTTTCAAGCGAAATATCTATTGTGTCATCCGCTTGAAAATGGATTCGGTTTTGCCGAGAAGCGCCTCCATCACCACCTTGGGCCATGAAGATGTCTTGAGCGGTGCCAAATGAATTTCTCTGGACCCACATAGATATAACGATCTTTGTCTGCGCTGATCCGCTGGAAAAAGTCTTACTTAAACTATCCGCCGCTCCGTCTAACCATACAGAATTAGGAATGAGCGTAGTGTCAAACTCAGCAGCGCCTCCTTGACCAGCTGCACCTAGTAGAAGATTGTTATTAAAAACACTCATTATGAATACGCCTTTGTCAGAACAGCTTGAACATCTGTAGATGTTTGTACAATATAATCTAGCCTATCTCTTGCTGCTGCGTCTGTAGAAAGTACAGGAGCAGTGCCTCCTATAAAATCCCAAGAAGAACCAAAGGCCAGTGTTTGAGAACCTGTGCCGTCCTGTGTGATAAAGACACTACCCACCTGTCCTGCCACACAGTTGGTGGGATTGGAAAGAGTTCTGTTCCCTCCCAGCGTCACGGTAAAGTTCTGTCCTGTGTTGAGGTCTACGGCTATGTTTGTTCCATCAGTAAGAGTCACAAGGTCTGCAATTGCACCTCCCGCTGTCATTCTTAGTTTCTTTCCCAGGAGAGTACTGACAGCGCCTAGCCCAACGCCTGCGCTCATCACCAGTGTAGTACCAGAGACTATACCTGTAAGTTTCCCACCTGCCAGAGGTAATCTGGTGGCTATGCTAGTGGCCAGTGTAGAAGAAACATTTGTTATAACTGTATTGATAGAAGTAATAGCAGCAGTGTTAGCAGTTATAGCCGTGGTACGATTACCAATACTGGCGGCAAAGGTAGCTGATAAGTTTGTTATAACAGTGTTAACAGAGGTAATAGCAGCAGTTCTGGCAGCAATGCTAGTGGCCATTGTAGCTGATAAGTTTGTTATAACAGTGTTAACAGAGGTAATAGCAGCAGTTCTGGCAGCAATACTGGTTGCCATGGTGGCAGAGAGAGCAGTGATAACATTATTAACACTGGTCAGTGCAGCTGCATTAGGTATAGCAGTGCCGCCTATGAAGATATTGGTAGAGGCAAAGAGGTTAGCAGCGGATACATTACCAGAGAACTCTGCAGCTACTCCTGATACCTTGGTGGTAAAGCTACCCTTTGCTGCTACAAGGCTAGTTGCGCTGACAGCGGTGCTGAAGCTACCCGTGGCAGCGTCTACCTCTGTCAGACTAAGCGTAGGATTGACCACAACTGTGGCACTGGTGGTGGCAGTGGACACTGAGACACCGTTCATGGAAAGTAGAACAGTGCCATCCCCATGAGTCAGGGCAGTGAAACCACCCGCTGCGAGGCTGTTAAGCTGGTCTGCCGTGGCAGTTAGAACAGTACCTCCTAGAGCAAATTGTCCTGATACGTTTAACTGAGCCGTACTCATGGCAATGGGAGAAGCGGTTCCTCCTCCGTCTTGAATATTTCTTACCGTTCCGTCTAGCCCTGCATTAGAAGTTGCTGCATTAACTTGTAGCAAGTCTCTAAAGGTATTGGCTATCTTGGCATTTGTTAAGTTTGCCATGCTATACTATTCCTTATTTCTTTTTAAACCTGCTGGTTCCTACTTTCTTTTTATCAACAGACTTCTTCTTAGTTGCTGTCGTCTTTTCGTCTTTCTTTGCATTAAAATAAGCTCTAGGCATTGTAGTCTCCTATATAAAATTCCACTGTGTAGTTTCTTCACCCCAGGTAGTGGTCACTGCGCTCCAACTTTGATTTCTATCAGCATTATCAGGTGGCCTGGCGTTTCTAATAGTTTCATTATCTTTATAAAATCTTACTCTATTCAGTGGGTCTGTTACAAGATTATAAATACCGTCACTTTCACTTTTTGCAACTACAAAACGTGTTCCCGGTTCTATGGTACGTTCACTAAGTTTAAATCTAAACCCTGACCTGTCACTTATAAAGAAACCTTTTTGCATTTTAACACTTCCACCTTTTTCTAGCTTGTCTAAGCCTTGAGTTAGGGTCCTTTGCAGCTTTGGGAAACTTCTTCATCTGCCCTGCTGATCTGGCGCAGTAGCTCTTACGCCTCTTTGAATCCTTACTACCTTTCTTAACAGACCCTGTGACCGCTGTCTTCAACTTACTACCTGGGTTGTCCTTCCTATACTTTGCCACACCTTTCTTGGTCATACCAGCACCAGACTTGGTGGGTCTCTTCTGTCCACCGCTGATACTATGTCCCTTCATGCTCCCTTTTTTCTCAGCCATTACTTTCCTACTTTTTTCAGAGCATCTTTGTGTGATTGAGTAAATGATTTACCTGCTTCCATATCCTTAGTCATAACTTTCATATGTTTAGCAGTGTGATGTTCACTATGTTTTTTAAGTGTAGCTAGTTGACCAGAAGTTAATTTTTTATTTTTCTTTGCTGCCATATCTATTGCTTCCTACTTGCAAAAGTTTTAACATTGGTAGGTTTACCCTTTTCTTTTTTTGCCACTTTTTTTCTTCTTCTTAGGGAAACCTGCTTTCATATTAGCATAAGCTTTAGTTGTGACAGTACTGTCCTCTTTAGACCTACTGGTGTTGTTTTTCTTTCTTTTATTAATGTTTGCATATAGTCCTTTTGGTTTGGCCATTTTCTATACCCTAGTTAAACGAGGAGTTATAAAGAGGTTCACTCTTTCTTTATCAGCTAACAAGGCGGTGCTAAGAAGCGCCTCGTACTTATCTTTAAGCATGGTTATACGCTCTACTGGTATCTGTGGTCTTTTATAACTAAGATAATAAGCAAGACCACAAGTTAAACAAGGAAGAAATCTAAATGGAATATCAGCATTTTGAAGACCACTCTTATTAACATCTTTAAGACGCTTCATTCTATAGTGTCTAAAGGTATAAGTAGTGGCTGCATCAGGAGTGGGAAAGAAATAGATAGTTACATTTTCTCTACCTTTTAGCGTAGCAAACTGTGTAGGTCTGCCTGGAGTAGCTTTATTTGTAATTCCTTCGTACTCTTCATAACCTACTCTAGTCATCTGAAAGTCATTAGAATTAGTGGCTAATCTAATATAGCCAGTAAGCACATCAATAGTATCTGATGCCAATTCATATTCAGTAGTACCAGCAACCAGTGTAATAGTTGCAAGGTCTGTACCCCAGAGAAGTACACCACGATTTTGCCAGTCAGTAAGAAGAAGATTAAGTGATCTCCTGGCAGTGATTGCGTCATTGGCAAGTTCTGCCTGTCCACCTATCATAGCATAAGCTTCTTCTATTACTTCATCTATAAAGAAGGTACTATCAAAATCTGATGTAGTTGCTACTGACATCGTTCTTTACCTTATCTGTTTCTCATATACGCTGGTTTAACCATACCACCTATTTCATACTTGATAGCTTTTTTCAAACTACCGCCTTTTTTAACTTCTACCTTGGTTGAAGTGTAGCTACCTTCATCGTGAATATCAGGTTTGTCTTTAGGTCTTGGAGCAATCGGTTTGTCTTTAGGTCTTGGAGCAGTCGGGTTCTTCGTTTTCTTCTTCTTATCAGACATTATTCATCTTCCTCTGGTTGTCTCCTGTCACCCTTCAGTAAAGGTCTGGAGCGTTTCTGTATAAGCGTATCTAACTTTGAATCCATACGTTGTATGATAATTTCTAATCTAGTTGTCTTATCAATCAAGTCTATAATAATACTATCTTGTTTTCTTAAACTAGCGATAACATCTTTAAGAAGGAAATGAAGAAGTTTCCACGCAGCTATTCCAGCACCGACGCAGCCCACAATGGCCAGACCATAATCTGAGATAGTTTGCATCAAACTCATATCCATGGACTATGCGCTCACTCTGTAGAAACATTGTTACAATCACATGTTGCAGTTTCACAAGGTTCTGCACAGGAACAACCTTTACATCCGTCACAGTTACAGTTGCTATTCTTACACTCTTTATCAGACAACTGTTGGGCCTTTTCTAGCTGCACCGTAGCCTTGACCAGTGGCTCTTCCTACAATATTATTTAGTGCTATCGTATCTACTTTTGGATTTTGATCTCCAAGAGTATAATCTTTTTCTTTTTCAGTCTTTATCTTCTTCATTGTTTTCTTCATCTCTTAGTCACTCCCCTTAACCAATGTATTAGGTCCTCCAGCAGGACTGAAACTTGTTTGCATATCATCTTGTCTGCTTCTTCTAGCTCTATTTCTAAGTCTGTCCACTTCACTCTGATACTCCTGCTGCCATGCTTGAGTTGTGTTAAAGCTTTTCATAAAGAGAGAAGCTTCTATCATGGAAGAATAGAACAGCGCGTTCTCGCAGTGAGTGGTAAAGTAGTTTGTAGGACTGGCAGATGTAATAGTTGTAATCTGTGCAATAAAACCTATCTGAGAATCTACCGTGGCAGAAGGCGTGGGAGCTACTCTGATCTCTGTGTTAGTCTTAAAGCCATAGTACCTAGGTGTACCAGTGGAAGCTGACACAGGCCAGTAGTCCAGCAGGTATTCATAGGGTCTGTGCTTCAGCTGTGTCCTGGAACCTCCTACTTCTATGGAGAACGTCTTGATGATCTCTCCTCCCACAGGTACAGATACCTCTGCAGAGGAAGCTGATACAGCTACACTGGCATAAGACACCAGACCCTGATCATCCAGATCATTCTGCATCTTCTCCTGTGCTCTCTGTATCATGGCAGGGAGAGCACCTACAAACTCTGAGCCATCGTTCTCAGTAGTTTCTATGATGATGCTGACAAGAGAATTAAAATCCACAGTCTAACTCCTAGCCATAGTAAACATAAATTTTACCAGCGTTACTTGCGCCAGCAACAGAGACATTTCCTAAGCACCTGACACCGCTGTCCTGCATATAGATACTATCACCAGTATTTGCAGCTAAAACAGGCTGCTTGATAACAGGTCCATTAGAAGCTCCTATGATAATTTCTGAAGCAACGGTGACAGCATAAGTGTACATTCTGATACGAGTGTCAGAGAGGGTGACACTGGTCTGTACATCACAAAGAAAACCATTACCACCTGCTCCCCCTATGACATGCGCTATTCTAGTTGTAGTACTCATCTATTAGTCTCCTGAGTAAAAAGGGGAGAACCATTCCCTGATCCTCCCCCTATTATAGATCAAACTCTATATCTTTCCAAACAACAGAGGGGTTATCTTTCCACTGCTACCATAAGAAAGTCAATGGTAAGAGTCTTAACAACTGCTTCACCATTCTGAATACCGAAGGAAAGAGTAAGCTCTTCGTCATCAGGAGCGTTCACGGTACTTGCAATCTGACCAATCTGCACGTCATCTTGGTAAGCACGGAACACTGGCCCACCCGTGGCAACGTCCAAAGGTTCATACTCAAAAGAGAGGGTGACAAACGTATCGTCTGCCATTGCGTTCATCTCCAGAATAGAGATGCCAAAATCATTGTCTTTCTCAATGACAAAATCAGGTTGAGTATCTCCGTCTGGTTTAAAGAAGTAGATACCATCCGTAACGTCCAGAGGGGCTGTGTCAGTGATTTGAAGACCCATGATAATATCTGACTGAGTAGCATCGTTGGTTTTAAACCTAGCCGTAAAGAACATTCTCTTGGTAGAATCCCAGAGGAAAGACTCGCCTTTCAACTGGAGAAAGTCTAAGTCATTATCACCTGCAGCGTTCTTTATCAGAAGCTGTCCACCTGCACCGAAAGTGATCGCCTCTGTGGCGGAACCTGTTCCTGCCTCAGTGGTGGTGATGGTGTAGATACCATTGTGAAATTCAAAGAAATCATCGTGGTACATGTAGTATTTAAAGGGGTCCATATAAGGGTAATTAAAAAGGGGATTACCTTTTATTTGGTTAGAAACGCCGTTGGGAAAATGTGTAGGCATAGTGAACAGTCCTTCCTAGACCAGCACCCCTGGGGGTACCATTCAAATATGTGTGAAAAAGGAGTGGAGGAAGTTTTTAGGCTCCCTCCACTGTAGTAAGAACTACGCTCCTGCTGAACCGAAGAAACCTCTCCAGTCTGACCAGCCAAAGCTGTAGCGTTCTCTGGCCTTGAACCGGAGATTACCCGTGTCAAAGTCAGGCTCCATCTTGGTGGCAAGCGGTGCTCTGATGAACATCTTGGCCCCGTTGGGGACATCCGTTCTGATAAAGAACGCATCAGGGTCACTGAATCGCTTGTTCACCATGTAACCACTGGGGAGCATACCCTGGTGGTTAATGGAGTTGATGTTGTTATCAGCCGTATTAGATTGATAAGGGCTGTTCAGCACACGGTCTGCCGTGAACTGATTAGAAGGTGCAACGTGCAAAGAAAGCGCGCCGCCTCCTACTAAGATACCTCTATCATCTTTCAACGTCTGAATAGACACCAAAGCAGTTTCTAGAGCAGCTTCAGAAAGATCAACCGTACCCGTGGTACCAATCAGATTGCTCTGGATACCATCACCCACGGTGGGGTGGCTGGCACTGAACATTGGTTGGCCGTCACCACCCGTGAAGGCAGCGGCAAAGCCTTGGTTGAACGTCTGAGCAGCTTTCGTCTGCTTAGTACTTGCCATGGAACGAGCAAGCCCTCTGGCACGTAGCTTGGCAAACGTGTCATAGAGGTTGTCTTCCATAGCTTCCTCAGTGACGGAGAAGGCCAAAGCAATGGTCTCTGCCGTGTAACGTGAGGTGTAACTTTCTTGTGCATTGTCATACTGGACAGCAGCGCCTTCACCCTTGACAGGTGCCTCGCCAAAGCCAGTGAAGAGGACTTCTTCTTCAAACGCACGGTCAGAATTCTCTACTTCATAAAGAACACTGTATTCATCGGCAACTTCTCCGTACTCAATACCGAAGACGGCATTAAGACCTGGCAGAAGCTGCTTGGCAATACTAGCTCTATTAATAGCCATTATCTAAGCTCCTTTCAGGTTAAGCACCGGATGACACTTTAGTCAACTGGTGGTGGATAAGTTGAACTTCCGCAACTGGGAAAGCACGGTCCGCAGGCACGTCAATGTTGTTACCAGGGGTCTCAACAAAGTCAATGATACGGAACATTGCAGCTACACCACTGGTACGACTGGCAACGTCTAGACCGAAGCCTGAACGTCCAGTAAAGGTAGAACCCGCACCACGGGTAACCGTAAAGTTGTGCTCCATGATGTCGCCAACAGAAGAACTGGCGTCACACTGGACTTCAAAAGTAGCTTGAGGATCATCACAAACAATTGCATAAGCATTGCTTGCAGACGTTCCCGTGGGCCAATGGCTTCTCCATCGTGGCTCACCGTCCTCCTCGTAGTAACATCCCATGAATACACCAATTGGCGCATCAGAGGCACCGGAGTCATTACCTACAACAGATACAACACCGTTTCTGACATGGACAAGATCACCTGTGAAGATGCTCCCAGCCGCGCCAGATGCAATACGGTAGTTACGAGTCTGCGTAGTATTAGCACCACCAGCGTATCTACGAGAAGGAGTGAGACCGTTTAGGGCTTTTGTAGCAGTCATACTACACTCTCCTTTTTAAAGATGAGTAGAATAAACAGTAGGTGTTTAAGCCTGAAATTGTGCCATTCTACCCTTGGTTACAGTTGAAGTGCTACTATTTGAAATGGGCATTTTAGAGTTTGAAGCTGACATAAGTTGCTGATTTACAGCCTCCATAAGGTCGTTTGCTTTGCCCTCGTAATAATCATTTCTGGCAACTGCTTTGCCTCGGGGCATCTTGGCTAGAGCGACATCCCCCCGTACAACGCAGTTAGTGTAGCGTCCAGTATCTAAAACAGTGGCAGAGTGTAACATCTCAGGAATTTCTTCAGGAGTTACAAATACCCATCCCTGCGTCATCTTGTTACCTACGTTCTTATAGTCATCTTCACCTTTGAGGGAGATACGCACCCAGCGGAGAACCATGTCTTCATTGGTGAATCTTTCTGTAACAACGGCAGGGACATCAAGATAATTTGGTTCTTGATACGTGTATTCTTTTGATTCAAGTTCCCTTGTGCTTGTTGCTCTACTATTTGCTTTACTCATCTTTAAAAACGCTCCTTATTTTTTTGTTACGCGCACTTACTTCTTACCCAATGGGTACATATTCTCCTGCTGCACGGTCTGCCCGTGCTTTCTCAGCAGCATATTTCTCAAGAGGGATATTCCACTTCTGGGCTAACTTTACATCTGCTTGAGTAAGCTTCACCTTTTTAGAAGAGGAACCGGGAGAAGAACTGCGCGACTGTCCTGCCACCACCTGTTGAGTATTCCTTTTTACAGGAGCTTCCTGATTAAACTTATGCGGAAACTCGTGTCTCATTCTTGAATCTACCTCAGAATAAAAATCATCAGAGGTTGGATTGTAACCTTCTTCTTTAAGCTGTGCGTCAATTGTAAGAGCCGCCACAGTCATAATGTTATCAGAACCAAACCACTTATTCTCTGGTTTCTTACTCCACTCCACGGCTTGTGGGTCGTACTCGGTGGACTGGGCTTGGTTCTGTGCTTGTACCTGTTGCTGCTGTACAAGCTGTTGTTGTTGTCTCTGTTCTCTGTCTACTAGAGTTTTTTCGTACTGAGCAAGTTGACCTCTGTTCTGCTCAACATTGTTAAGATCAAGCTGAGATTTACTTAAAATCTCTTGTGCTTCTAGCATCTTTTCTTTATCGCCTGCGTCGTAGGCACTTAGATAGGACTGCTTGGCTAATTCTGTTTGTTTCTGTAGCTGTTGCTCTGTGGCATCGTAAGTATTTTTGTGGAGGTCTACAGAATTTTTATCTCTGTTGTTTACAGTTTCAATAAGACCCTGACGCTCTGACTCTAACTGAGCAATACGCTCTTCGCGCTCATTCTTCTGCTTGACCAGTTGCCTTATTCTTTTCTCTGCGCCCTTGGTCTCAATACCGTCTAGTTCAGGAATCTCTTCTTTTACCGGGGCAGCTTCTTTTTCTTGGGCAGCTACTGGTTCTTCTTTCTCTTCCTCAATCTCAAATTCTACTTTTTCTTTTTCAGAAGAGGAGGATACGTCAACTTCGTTCCAGTCGGTTAGCTCTTCTGCTACGTTTTCTTTTACTTCTTCTTGGTCTTCAATCATTTATATTTCTCCATAGTTGCGAAACTAAGATTACGCAGGTCATACTAATATTATTACCATACTTAGTTACCTAATACAAGTGTAGTGTCTAAATCTTCTGGGTCAGAGATTCTCATCAGGACCTGATCATCAAAAATAAGAAGGAGCTTTACCCCTTTGTAGACAAACTTGGTACCTGTGAGCTTCTGGTAGCAGACGTAGTCGCCTTCTCTGCACCAGGCTCCAGC